CTTTGTGCAATAATTTGAGCCGCACCTGCTTGTGCTTTTGCAACTTCGTTTTCTTTTTCTGGTTGCAGTGATTCGTATTCATCATCTTTTGCAATATTAGCCATTGTGTAATCTGGAGGAGTAGGTAGTTCTGATTTACTTTCCTCTTCAATCATCTGTCTATATATGTGAGCTTTGTGCTCTGCAATGTGAGATGAAATCATTGCCATTAATTTATTTGCCGCCTGCTGTCCCATTGCAGGATTACCACTTTGCGGTAAGTTAGATGGATCATTCATAAATGCTGTATGTACAGCTATATGTGATTCATGATCTTGCCAACCATATGCTTTAGTTGGTCTACCTTGCAACATAGCAAAATTTTCTGTTGCAGGATCCATTGGTTTCTCACCCATCTCTGGTAGAAGAATATCCTCTACATTCGCTATGTTTAATGCTTCATACATTCTTCTATATGCTTCACGAAGATCATGGATCTGTGGAGCAGATGTTGCCATTTGCAACTGTGTTTGTGCGAGAATAACTCGCTGTGCTGTGGAGAAAATATTAGGATCTGATACTGGGAATACATCTACCCTACCATCAAAATCCTTTTTAAATACAAACCTGCTAGTGCCCTCAACTGAATAAGGATAATAGTCTGGCAAGTAGTCAGCATTGATTCTTGATAAAATCTTTAATTCTTCTTTTTGAGTATTGTGAAGTCTTTTATGGATAGAAGACATCACCTTAGTACCCTGCTCCAACAACGCTATCGTTGTCCCTACCGGAGCTTGAGTATTACCATCACCAACCTGCATGTCAGTGATAGCGGCTAGTCTTCTACCTTCATCCGTCATTGCTCCCAATAATTGTGTCAAGACTTGTGACGGCTCTTTAAATGGCAGTGGTATTACTGATTTCTTAATATCATCGCCATAACCTTCAACATCTCTAAATTCACCAAATCCAATAGGAGTGTCTCCACCCTCTACTCTCATCCCTCTGGCTTTAAAGCCTGCGGGTAGATTAGCGAACTGTCCTGCATCAATTAAAGATCGCAGTATTGTTGTAGCAGATTTTTGCAAATTGCCAAGTAAATGCACATAACCTAGTCCATAAAAACCAAATCCGGGCAAAAACTTGTAGTGAACAAAGTGTTGTATTCTTTTCTTTTCTGGATCAGACTCACTGTAATTAGCACGGATGCTAAGTATCTTTGATGTGTCTTTGCATATTGTAACTATGTAAGGAAGACCAATACCTTCATCGTCTTGGAATCCTTCTAAGTCTAAGTCAACATGCATTTCCAAAAGAGTATACACTTTATCCTTGGAGGAAATGTCTCTTGAAAAACCTTGAACTTCTTGTATCTTATTTTCTATTTCACCTGTCTCTGGTATGGCACTTTCCATCATGTCCATATCTGCATAGAAACCAGATGCAATTTTCTTTCTTAACTCGTTTTCTGTAATTTTAATTACATGAGTATATCTTCCAGATGATCTTAAATCTGGCGTATCATAAGATACAACAAAATCTTCTACTGGTATAAATCTAGATATTGGTCTAGCTACACCATCATCGTAATAAATCTTTTTAAAACAACTACCAACAATCGGTAGATAGAAAAGCATTTGATCTAAATCATCAAAGAACTCCTCCATCACCTCAGTGATTTGATAGTTCATAAAGTGTCTAACTCTTTCTGCTTGTTTTATTTTATCAGAAGAAGACACACCTACTACTTTGGTCTTTACTGGCCCATTAGCAGGATATAATTCTTTAATAGCTTGAGATTGAAACTGCACTGCGGCTTCTACCATCAACGGATGATGGGCGGCACATGCACCTTCAAAAGGTCTATGCGTATCTTCTAGTTTTAATCCTAAAAGATCTATACCTTTTTTCATTGTAGCTTCGTATTCGCTACGACTTCTTTTGTCTGACTCGTATTGATTAATCAACATGTCAGATAGCATGTCTGCTGATTCCTCATCCATGTCTTGAACAAGGTTATCGTTGACCTCTACCTCTATTGTTGTCTGGTTAATAACTTCATCTGGAGTTATTACCTCAACATTCTCCATCTTGACTGTTTGATCAAACTCTGATGTTGTTTCTCTTACCATTTATTACCAATAACTTCCCGTTGGTTTAGATTGTTCTGTTGGTATATCCTGTGGATGTTCCACAAAAAACCCTTGTCGTAATCTAATTAACGCTTGAGTCGTAGAATCTACTAAATCATCGTAATTAGATGACGGAAACTGTGCACATTGGTTGACTACATCCTCTGCCCACCATTTAGATGGCGGATACCAAACTCTTCCTGCCTCAAATAGAGGCGTAACGGAGTGTGCTCTTGTTTTTTTATCTGCTCTCCTAGGATTAAAAGGCGTAATTGGTATTCCTGCCCTTTGTAATTCCTGTATTAACGACCATCCAGACGCTTTTGCCTCTATTAGTACCACATCGGGACTAAAATCGTTGTATAATTGTATAGCTTCGGACTTTAATTCTGGAAATGCCCATCGTTCTCGTCTTGCACTAAGCAATATTGCATGTTGTATATCATTTTTTTCAAATATACCCCATGTAGTAACAGCAGAATAGTCACTTGTCTGCTTTGTTGTATATGCAGTATCCCACGATTGCAAGATATAACTACATTCTGGCGGATTTTCTTCTTCCCAAGGCATCCACCATTGCCTTTTTATAATATTACCCTCTTCCGCACTTGGCCTTTGCATGTATAGAGAGTTCCATTCTCTACTTCCTGCGGTTTTGCGGATCTCATCAAGCCTATCTTTACTATATGCTTGAGGCCAAAGGGCTTCACCCTTTGGTCTTTTCAAAATTTTTGACGCTTTTTCGTCTAATATTGCCGGTAGCTCTACTATCTCCCATGGTTCATGGGTTGTCTCTCGTAATATCCACCCTGCTAGATCATCTTCATGCCATCTTGTTTGAATTAAGATGATGGCACCACCGGGTTGTAATCGAGAATACGCAGTAGATCTATACCAATCCGTAAGATTTGATCTCATCGCCTCCGAATCAGCATCTTCCCTACCCTTAATAGGATCATCAATTAGTAGTAAGTGTGCACCTCTACCTGTAATTGCCCCGCCTGCACCCACGGCATAGTACACACCACCACCGGTGGTATGAAATCTTCTAACAGAACTACTATCCCTTGACAAGTTACAATTTTCAAAGATGTTTTGAAAGTCCTCATCCTGTATTTGGTTGCGAACTGATCTTCCAAAATCGTCTGCTAGATCTTGTGCGTATGTGGTTGCAATAACATACTTGTCTGGATTACGGCCCAGAAACCATGCGGGAAAAAATTGTGATGTGAGTTGGCTTTTTCCATGCCTCGGTGGCATAAATATAGCTAATCTCTTTACTTCACCTCGTTCTACAGCTTCTAGCTTATCTGCTAGTAGTTGTATGTGTTGTGGTGTTTGATAGTCTGGCATTTGGAACTTTGCATATTCCAAGACAGACTCTTGAATCTTTGTCTTTTTTTCTAGTTTGTTTAGTTGATTTACTGCCTTTTGCAGTGCTTGTAGTTTATTTATTTGTTCTGCACTGATTGGCATTTTTTAGACATAATAATTCAGTATGGAATTATAGCATAATTAAAAAAAATTCGCAAGGAATCCTTTTATTTTATAGGGGGGTGGTTCTGGTATGGTGTTATAATATATCTAGATGGCTGTATGGATGTTATATGATACATGCGTGTATGGGGGGTGGGGGTGTTTATGTGGTCATCCCACCTATCTTACACCACCAAGCCAAGCGTTCCTATCCGCCCTAGTGTGTCTTCTTGCTCTCGCCATCTGCCGCATCTTCTGGCGTCATGTCCAGATCTATCATAAGCTTATTTATATATTGCTTTAGTTCGCTTTGTGATAACTGCTCTATATTAGTTAGTTCTGTGCGTTCTGATACTCCTCCTGTTAATACTTGCGTATGCTTGGAAACAGATAAAGCAAGATCGCCAAGTGATTTTATTTGTTCTGGTTTTAGATTTAAGTCTAATGCGTTCAGCTCTTGGTTTATTCTGGTTAATAGTTTTTTATTAATCTCTTGTAATTCGCTGATCTCGTTGAAAGTCTTTTCACTTATTTCTGTGCTGTGTTTCTCTTGTAGTTTCTTTCTGGCCTTGTAGTCGGTTTCTTGTGCTATTTTGACCCAATCAAAGCGATTACACCACCTTTTAAGGGTATCATAGCTTGGGGCGTTGTTTCCTAGTGTTTTATGTAATTTGTTGAGTGATCGCCCTTGTCCAAGCTCTAAGTATTTACTTAATGCGGTTTCTGGTAATATCATTGTTTTTTTAGTCATTACTTAGTATTTTCCTATATATAATTAATTCATTATTTATTTGTAATTATTTCAAATCTAGTATATTTCTTATCTCGTAAATATTAAACAAGGAGTTTATATATTATGATTACAACTAAAGATCTTAATAGTATTACTGAAATCTTAGCAAGGAATAAGTATAAAGATCATGTAGATTTATTAAATGATTTTCAAACTTATTTTAAAAAGGTAAACCCAAGATTTGATGTAAAAAAATTCGCTGATTATTATTTTAAGTGTTCTACTCCACAAGATGTAAAACAGATTGAAAAGTTATTTAATAAAAATCAATTAGAATTATTTTAATCAGTAATTATACCATATATTATAAGAAAAATACAGGTAAAAGGGGGATTTTTCCCCCTTTTTTTATTTTATTTACATACTAAATTGATCAGCACTCTTAAACTGATATTCCATATCGTCTGGATCTGGCTCGTTTAATAGTTTTTTTTCTAGAAAACTAGGTAATTGATCATGTGGTATATCTCTAACCTTTTTATTATCAAAATATAGATCTCTTTCTATTGGTAAGGGTTTTTTAACGCTTTCTAATTCTTGCAAAGAAAAATAACCCGCTTCATTTTCAAAGCCAGAAACATATCCAAAAAAAAGTTTTTGTTTTGGATCGTATTCAGTAGCATACCAACGCCAATTACCCATAGGATCAAAGTATTTAACAATGATTTCAGCGTCTAACTCTTTACTTTCTTGTGAGCCAAAAGGATATTTTAACGCCTTTTTTTCTATTTCTTTAGTCATTAATTTCATAGTTTACCTCGCTTTTTAAATTAATGTAAATTATTTCTATATTACTATTGAAAAGATTTCAAATATAATTTAATAATTATTTTAATTAATTTTAACAAGGGATTTAAAATGAACAATAAAATTAATGATATGTTTAAAAAGGCGATTAATACTAAAATGATTAATGAAATGCCTTTATCTGAACTGGAGGTAGTAGATAAGCTACTATCTGGTGAAATGTCTACTGATCAAGCTAAAAAAAGATTAGAAGAATTAAAATTACAACAAGATAAAAAGAAAGGGAAAAAATGAAAGACTATATAAGTTTTATGATTGTTTTTATGTCTGGTTATTTAATGGCGTTTATGTCATTAATTTTTTATCATCTATTTGCTTTATTGGTGTAGTTATGGGTTATACTAATTACATTAGACAAAAGCGTGATTTTACAGACAATGAATGGGAACAGCTTACAGATGAATATAATTATATTAAGGAATTTGAAAGGATTAGTCCTTTAGATTGTCCAGATAATATTATTATGTTTAATGGTAAAAATGAAAGTTGTGAAACTTTTATGCTTTGTAAAAATTTAGATGATTATTTCAATGATAAACACATGGGAGATGTATACAAAGATGAATATAAAAAACAAGGTTATCATTTTAATTTTTGTAAAACCCGTATGTTTGAATACGATATTGATGTTTGGTATCTCTATGTTGTGGCTTTTTCCGTAAGTAAAGGTAACATTGAAATTAGTAGAGATAGAGGGTAATTAAATGATTATTTATCCAGATCCAAACCAAGAAGATTGGAATAAATCAAGTGATGATCTTGCCATTTGGGAAGAAATACTTGAACATGAAACAGATGTATAAAAATTTATTGGGGGATTTTATATCCCCTTTTATTGTAAGGAGTAAACATTATGAAAAACAAATATAAAATAGGCGATTTAGTAATTGGTAACGATACACTTGGAATAGTTAGAAATCATGTAGGAGTTGTTGAGTATATTAGTGAGTGCTACCCTACAAGACAAGACCAAAAGAACGATACAAACAAGGATATTGTTTATCATGTAAAGTTTGGTAGTTATGGAAATTTCCTATTACAATCAAAGGATTTTAGGAGTTTAGATAAAACTAAAAATATAACAAAGGATGAAGTATGAAAATAGTTAATATAGAATTATTAGTTAGAGCTATAGAATTATTAGAAACATATCAAGTTGGTAGTATTCCACTAGAAAAACTTGATAACCAAACTAATAAATTAATAAAAGATTTTGAAAAAGAATATCCAGATTTGGCAAGGAAATAAATATGAGTAGTATTGTAGTATATAAATCTGGTAGTTACAGATCTTTACCAATGACAGATGTATTGTATTGGAATAGAGTAGAATTATTAAAGAAAGCTATGCTAACAGCAGAAAACTTTGAATTTAGACTAATGTATTATAAAAAATTGCAGGATTTGTTGCAATTTGTTCCATAATTTTGTATAGTTCTGACTACTTTATTTAGTCTTATAATGATTAGATTCCTTGTAAATTAGGGGGTTAGGAAACTAACCCTCTTTTTTTTTGCAAAAGTTGTTGTAAATATTTCAAATATGCCTATATGTAACAGTATGAACAAAAAAACCGAAAAGAACGATATTGAGTTATTAGTAGATGATATGAAAAAGCGTGGCTTGTTACCTACTGAATATGACACAATTATCCATTTAGAAAATGTATTAGATTATTATTGTAAGATTGCAGATAGAGATATTTTTATCGTGCCACCTATCAAAAAAGATAAACACATACTTTTTCTAATGGAAGAAATAATGAAAACAGTTAAATTAATCTGTAAGCAGATTATTAAAGGCGAAAAAAATCCTATTGTTGATGGCATTGATTTTGCTAAATTTCATAAAACTACATACAACGAGGTAAAAAGTGAGTATGTCAATTAAAAAATACCTACCAAAAAGACAATACACTTTTAGTGTTTCAGCTACACTTGAATATAATGTTGAAGCTACAAGTGAAGAAGAAGCACATAGAAAATTAATTAAACAATATGGAGCCGAAATAAGCCATGATGATGTGATTGTTACAAGAGAAGAAATAGAATTAGCAGATTGTATAAATGAGATTGATTTAGATGATAACTAAAAAAGAATTAAAAGAAATAAAAAAAGTAGCTTTAGCTTACAGACAAGCACAAGTATTTACATCTTGGGATTGTTATGATCCAGATCCAGAAAGATGGGCATTGCATATTAAATCTGTTTTTTTACCAATAGCTTTAGGTGGTGGTAGAAAAGAACATACATTTTTTTATATGTATAGAGGTCAAAGACATGAGTTTCCAAGACCTACAATAAATGGTTATCCTAGTTTTGACAAAGTGCATTGTTGGAACAAAGAGAAAGAACAAAAGTTAATAGAGATTTTAACAGCTATGGAAAGTGAGGATAAAAAAGTATTAGATAAATTTCAATAGTTTATATGCTTGGTTGCCGACAATGAAAAGTCTATGTAGCGAAACCACATGGGAATTTCCACATGGGATACTACACAAGGACAATACAGGCTAACGGCTATAAAAATATACCTGTCTCAATGAATTAACATTGTGAGTATAAAATATGCCAAGTATATAATTTATATACTGTGAAATCAGTATGTAAAAAAGTATTACAAGAGATAGTGAAAGCAGTCTGCAAAAAAACAGGTGCTATTGAGTAATACAAATGGCTTGGGTGGTGCCAAAGATCATGAACCCACAAACTACCCACTTGTCAACCATTACAATCCATTACATTTTTTTATGTTGAAATGATTTCAAATTAGTTTACAAGGGTATTTAACAAGGAGTAAATTATGATAAATTATAATTTTAGTACGATTAGATTTTTTAAAGAAAACGCTGATAAAAATACACCTGCATTTTCTAGAAATAATCTTGAATTAGATGATTTAGAATCTATTGTTGGTAAAGATGTATCTGTGTATTGGTGTAAAACAGGTATGAAAAGAAACACTAAAAATGAAGAAATAGAGGAATTTTGGGATATGGTTGAGGATGAATTAATTGGAAGACCACCAAGACTTTCTGTTACAGATTTTAAAACACCTACTCAAGTTTCTGTTTACGGAAAGTTAGAACAATTTCCAAATGACAAAGAACATTTTAGAGTTTTAGTTGATGATCTAAATTATTCATATTTTAATTTTGAGGATGTTCACACTATAATTCACAGAGTAAATTATCCTCATTGTGTTTGTTTAAATTGGAAATAAATATTTAGGGGGATTTATTCCCCCTTATTTTTATGGTAGCTAAAGTTGATTTTCATAACTGTAATCATTGTGGTACATTATATCATCAAGAGTTGATGATTTGTCATCCAAATAAAGATGATTGGTTTTACTGCATAAGATGTTACAACAACAAAAAATATATAAAAAGAAAGGAAACATGGAAGATAAAGGAACACAAATTATATGAAACAAAAGGAAATAGAAAATTTTACATTGCGAAAAAAAACAATGAAATCGCAAGAATTTACATCGATGATGACGGAGTTGTTTGGAAAGAACAGATTGAGTATGGCAAAGTATCTAGGTATTACATGGAGACAAGTATACAATTACGAGAACGGAAAGACAGCGATACCAAATCCTGTAGCTCTATGTCTGCACCAGAAGAAAATATTAGATCGGATACCAAAGAGTTGGATAAATAAATATAATTAGATAATACAGAATATAACTACAATAGTTACAAAGATTAACATTAAAGTTTCTTCTTCCATTAGAAATATAATCTTGCGTTAGATCTGTATCTATTTAATTCAATAACCATTCTTTTGAATGAACGATATAACGGATGATTAGTAATTATTTTATATTTAAAATATATTGGCGTAACATCATAAACTACAATGTTTTTAAAGAACGTGTAATCATTTAAACTTATGTTAGATAAATGATTGTCCATCTTTTTAAAATCTCTTGCTACAGCTTGATCAAATGCAGATTCATAATCGCTTTTATTTTCTTTTATCCCATGAGTAAATGTAAGTATTTTTTCCATGTTACTTGCAACATGAACTTTACCAAAGATGTATGTATATAAAAATAAATAAGTCATGCAGGATATATGTTCATGCGTACTGATTAAATTTTTAGCTTTGTGAATATCCAATACAGATGATGACATTGTTGGATCAAAGTTTTCTCCAACTTGTTCTAGCTTTTTTGCAATAAGTTCTGGAGTGCCATAATCTTTTTGTGGCTTTGGTTTTTTTGGTCTACCTCTCTTAGCCATTACGAACTATCTTTCCATATTTATTATATTTATATTGTATATTACCAAAAGTATCTTTTTCTTCAAATACAAAAAGATCACCCTCTTGTTTAACAAATCTACCTGCAATGCTATATTTTTGTTGAAGCTCTTGTGGTGTAATTACCATTTCATTTAGCCATCTTTTTTTACTTAACCAACCTTGTACATATTTGGGTGATTGCCAATCTGGTCTATTGTCATACTCTTCGTTATACTTTTCAGCTATTTGTCTATGATTAAGTTTTTCTTTACTTAAATCTATTTTCATAAACTGATCTTTAGCTTCTTGTTTATTCTTTTTATATTTAATTATATCCCAAAACTCTTCAAATAATATATTCTTACTATCTGTCTTGCTGTTACTCTTACTCTTACTCTTACTGTAACTAGCATTGCCATCGCTTTGCGACAGCACATCATCATTTTTGTCTGTTTTCTGCCATTTTTTCATAGCATTTTGTCTAGCTTGATACGATATTTCTTGTACTCGTTCCCATTCTTCCCGTTGTGCTTTACTAAAAAGACTATTTTTTTCTTTATCAAATAAGAAAAATCGGTTTAAAATATATTTTGTTTTATTGTTGTCTGGGTTTTTACAAATGTTAGATATTCTTTGTGTTTGTGTGTCTATATCCTCATCTGTAAGTTTCAATTCTGCCTCATGTTTCCATGCAAAAAATAGTATTCGCATGTACTTACCAAACTCATCATCTGATAAATCTACAGTATCTGCAATTAATTGATCAACAGCCATACCCATCTTCCAAACTTTAGTAGCCATAAAATCTCCTTGTTAATTGCAATTATTATTATTTTGTTAAATCGTCAACAAAAAGTTTGACAACATATCATTTTGTGTCTAATGATTATATTGTTAGTTACTCGTTGTTGGGTTTCTAACATTGTTGTAATGACAGGTGTAGGTTAGGGTATTGTTTTTAAAAATTACCTTTCTGACGATCTTAGCCTACACCAACTAACAAGGAATAGTATGAAAAATATAGTAAATGAAACAGAAAAAGTTCACGATGAAACTTTGGAATTAATGTTAAAAGCTCAAGAACTCATGAACAAAAAAATGATGCACTACGAACAAATAAAAGCACACATAGAGAACGATGGGGATAAAATTGTTAATAGCGAAGAAAATTTTAATAATCATTTAAATTTAATTCACAAACTAATATTAGGTTATGAAGCACAAAAAAATCTAATAGATAGTTTGTTTAAAGTTTATACTGAAAGATTAGTTAATGAAAGATTAATCAAAGCTGAATTAGAAAAATTAAAGGAAGAACATGGTACAATTCAATAATCCAATGGTATTTAAAAGATTTGGAGTAAATCATTTATCGCCAAACCATCTTGATGATTTTGTTACTAGAAATGGTATGTGGATTATGAAAAGAGGTTTTGGTTTTGAGGAAGATCCAAACCCTACAATGATTAAAGGTTCAGCAGTTGGAAAAGGTTTAGCATTTAATTTTGCTAGAAATTTAAACAATGTTGATGACGCAGTAACATTTGCAGAAACTTTTTATGACAAAGAGCTCGAACATTTAGATGACAATGACGAAAAGAAAATAGCTGTAAGAAAAACATTAAGACCTACTATCATTAAAGCTGTAGAGTATTTAAGAGATAAAGGTCAGTTTGTTGATTCTGAAAGAAAGATTGAGTTAGATACAGCAAAGATGTTTGACAATCCTTTGTATCCACCAATGACAGGATACTCTGATTTGACTTTTAAAGATAATAACGGCAATGAATTTACTGTAGAAATTAAATGTCCTACATCTAAAAAAGAATTATCATGGGGATATAAAATGCAGGGTTTGTATTACTATCATTGTGGTAACACTAATCCTAATGTAGAAAATGAGTCAGAGATTTTGACATTAATTCCAAGAAGTAATTACGATAGAAAAACAAAAGTTAGCACTCCTAATTGTGAGCCTATCCCACATAAATTAAAAGATATTGCACACAATTTAGATTACTTTCAAGAATTAGAATACGCTTTACGATCAATGTATAATGTATTTAAAAACAACGAAACATGGCAAGATATTGCCGACAATAATCCTATCAATCCAGATGATTGGTATTGGGATACACCTAAAAAGCTAAAATGGAGGCAAAAAATATGGGGGATCTAGTACATAAAGTTGTTCCTGTTAGGGAAGAAGACATTGCAAAATCAATAGCACCAATGCCTAAAAACATTGCACTTGCTATTAACGAGGTTTGTCGCAATGCCGTAAAACTTAACAAGACAAATAAGAATAATTATCAAGATTATAACTTCGCAAGTATAGATGATTTTCTAGAGGTATATGGTAGTACCATTGCAGAAGCAGGAATATCTATAATTATGGATGAGGTACAATCAAGAACTGAAAGTAAAGTTTTAGAAATAGTTTTTAATTTTATTATCGTTCACAAAGATGGTGATATGTGGCAACACCCTTTACGAAGATCAATTAGAGTTCAATCTAGTAGCGGATCACAGGCATATGGTATTGCACAAAGTTATTGTTTAAAACAATTCTTGCGTGGTATTTTTATGATACCTACAGGAGAAAGTAAAAATGCAAAGCCAGAGCCAGATGCTGATAGTTTAAAAACTTTTGACAATAATACAAACAACACAAAGTTTGATAACAAAACTAAAAGCAATGGTAAAAGTAAAATTATTAACGGAAAGTTTATTGTTGATGTAATAAAACAAATAGAAGATGATGTTAATAAAGCTACATCAAATGATGAGCTTGATGAATTGTATCTTAAACATAAGGATGCAATAACACAAATGGATGATGGTAATAAAAAAACTATTAAGAATACATTTGAAGCAGTAAGGAGCACGATACCACAATGACAAAAATAGAATTTTATATAAATAAAAATCAGTATAAGACGGAGCAAAAACATCCTTCTTATGCAAATAAAAAAGTTGTAATACCAGAGTCTATACCCGCAGGAACTTATCAAGTTGCGGCATGGGGAGGTAAAAATCAATATGGCCCATACATTAAATTAAAGATAGAGTCTGTTGAACAACAACCACAACAAAGTTATTCAAGTAATAATGACACTGAAGAAGATATTCCATTTTGAGGAATGATGATCCAAGGTATAGATCAAAACAACATCTACAGTGGATTGCATCAAAGCCATGTATCATTTGTGGCAGAACAGATGTGCAAGCACACCATCTTACACAATCGCAAAAACAAGCGATGTCACTTAAAGTTGGAGATCAATTCACTGTACCCTTGTGTGTTTACCACCATGATCAGTTACACAGATTATCAGAAAAAAAATTTTGGGAAAAGTATTCAGAGGTAGATGCAGATGGACTTGCAAAAAGATTCTGGGATGAAAATAAAGGAGGATTGGGAGATATTACAATTCGATCCCAACAAAATAATAGCAAGACAAAGAGAGTTAGGAAAAGAGCTAATAGAAAAACAAGCACTTTACGAGGAGCTAACAGACTTAAAGAAATCAAAGAAAGACGAGCAAGCCTCGGTATTTCTCAATGGGGGAAAGGGACTTGGGGAAAGCGAGATGCGAGCAAACGCAAGTAATGAATTTAAAAGTTTTTTAGCTAAGTTATCTAAAGCTAGAAAAGAATATTTGGAGGCGAAAATGATGTATGACTCATTTATTAATTGGACTAGACTACTGCAATCAAGAGGTGCTAACCTGCGTGCAGAGATGAATATGACAGGGAGTTTGTGATGATGTACAAAGGACAAGAACTTTCAGATAATCTCACACCATCACAAATTAACATGTACAAATATTATATTGATCAAGGTTTTACTGTAGATCAAATACTCGATATGTATATTGAACCTGTTTTGGTTGATGAAGAGGGAGATAACACTTAAATGTTAAGGGAGCACAATATGGATTTTGAAAGTGTAATAGAAACAGTAGGATTAATAATAGTCATTGCATTTATCTTTATAGCTGTTGGAGGATTCTTCATGGCAATATTAGGGGGATTTGTTTAATGAAAAAAGATTATAATAAAAAGATTAAAGACATAATTAAACTTGTTTGTGAAGAAACAGGTGTAACCTATGTTGAACTTTGTAGTAGGAGGAGGACTGCTAACTTACTTAAAGCAAGAGCAATATATGTTGCTGTGTGTTTAAAATTAACAGACTTTTCACTAGAAGAAATTGGAAAAACCATATCAAAAAATCACGGAACAATTTCTAGATATGCTAAAAAAAATTCACATAAACATTATGACGATCATAATTATGGTGTATACATACATAAACTATGTAGAGATATTACGGGGGTAAGATGAACAGCGTTGGATTTTCTAAAGATGCAGTTATAGTTTTGCCTACAAGTAATGAAAATAAGGGGAAAAATATGACAAAGAAAATAGTCAAGATTATAGAAAATAAGGATGGGGATGTAAATCCTACGACAGATTTACAAGAGAAACCTGTGTATGAAATACTTTTTGATGATTCAACATCAAGAAAATTATTTAGACACAAAGTAAAAGAATACTTATCTATGTCTTATAAAAAAGCTGTAGGCAACTTTAATAAAGTAAGAGTGGATACACCGACAAGTCATACAGTTATTTGGAATATTGTCTTTCAAGATTACACAATAGAAACTTTGCCACCTAAAATATTTTATCGAAGACTTGAGGAAGGGCATGAGATTAGGGATTTAGAGGAGAGTAAACCATACGAATGGAACAAGGAAAACACAGAGTAATTGTAAAAGTCTACGATGGTTTAGACTTGGTATTTAAAAAAGAATACAATAATAAATCATGTGAAGGTGCTCTTATGCGTCTAGAATTAGATGCAGGTATAAAAGCTAATTTTAAAAAGATAAGGAAAAGAAAACTTGCATTTGAATGTGAGCAAGTATTTTATTGGGAAGTGATCGGAGAACACGATGCAGGTTCTTACCGAGTTGTTATGGAGAAAAGTGGTTAAAAAGTATTTAATTAGCAAACCAATGTGGTCATCCAGAAGCATTGGTCTTGTTGTTAGCAGATTAGACAGAAACCCTGTCTTAGATGTTTCCATTACTCATAAGGATGTACATGGGAATAGGATGTATCCAGACGAATACAGAGTAACAAAAGAGTTCGCTGAGAAGTATCCTAAAAAATTATTTAGAAACATGAAAGAGCAGATGTATGTTATCCCTATAGATGATTTACCTTTGACTCCAAAGGAGGACATATGACATAGCTGAACATATCCGTTCATAATATGCTACGGCAGGTCTTAGAACTCCTTAATACTAACACATATTTAACTCTAAGATCTGTCGTTTTTTTTTGCTCCCACCTTCCAACCCCATGCTCTCTTATCTTCTATCAGTGCTGTTAGAGCTTTCACCTGCCAAACTGATAAAATCGTTTTAAATGCTGTTTATTTAGCCACCAGACAAAAAAAGTATTTCTGTAGTAGTGTGAGTTAAAAGTTTAATAACTTTGTTTTGTCGTGCAACTACAAGCTCTTTTTTTTAGAACTTGCTTATAATTTACAGCTAAATACTCTATTTCTGATACCCATGACTTTGGAATGGCTACTTCACCACCTCCATGGTTATCATCTTTGTCAATGCACCAAGATCGCATGATAACAACTTTCTCATCGTTGTTTACAACCATCCAACCTACTTCTTGACATGTGGCTAAATGTGCTTTTTGTATATCTTCAAAACTTTTCCAACCTGTCTCTGCGTCTCTTGCATCAAGCCAAGTTAATCGAACCATTGGGAACCTGCTTATATCTACCATTACAATCTTACTAATCCTATCTTGTTTCCATAAATTAATGCAGGGCCTTTTTTCTTCACTTTCTTTTTTTTCTTTTTGCGTTGCCGTTTGGATGGCTTTCTCTTAATAGTCATTGGCAACTGTGATCTTGATATTACCATTAGAATCCTTTCATCTTAAAACCAGATAAACCTCTTCCATCAACAAAACCACCTTTGTTAAAAAACTGCATGGGATCACCTTGAAACAATCCGGCTGTTCCATAAGGGCCACCACCATACATAAACTGTTGTGTAGATGGATTAAAATATCCACCTGCTAACATTATTTGTTCTGGGCCACCTGTATAGTTAGGAGTAAATCCCTCATCTTGTCTAAATTGTCTTACTAAACCATAATCTGGTGTTGTACCTGTAGAGGTTTCTTGATCTTGTTGGCTACCGCCACCTCCACCACCACCGCCTTGAGCAATACCACCACCACCAGTGTTCATTTGATTTTTTAATCTTCTAGCTTCATCAATTTGTCTGTCAAAAAACTTATCACCTGTAAAAGCCATTCCTGCTAATTCTTCTATGCCACCAGAGGTTTGAGGAAATGGATTTACTTTGTAGAAATCAGCTTGAGTACCATAATAATTTTTATCAAAGTTTTTATTACCAATATTAAATCCAACAAGTTGTTTTTCAAATTCTTCTGGAGTTGGTAAATTTTTTAAATCAAAGTTACCTTTACCCCCTTTACCTATCCCTGCTTTATCAGCAAACATGTCTGCATAACCTTGCGGGTTTGCATCAATAATTTGTTTTACATATTCTTGTTTTTTCTTAGGATCTGTTATTTGATTCATCTTATTTAAGATAGCAGCCGCACCTGCTGATCCTAAAAATTCATGTTCATAACTTGGTTTTTCAAAAGCTGATTTAATTAAATTTATTAATGAAAAATCAAAAGGATTCATGTCAGATAATTGTTTTAGATTTCTATCTGCAAAATCTTTTTCTTTCATTCCTAAATCTATTGCTTTTAATACATCATTAAGAGGGACTCCTGCCGCAATAAGTTGTCTATATGCTCCGTATAATTTTGCATCTACTTCACCGATACCTTTGATAAAATAATTTTTCTTTCCGTCTTTTTCTGTTACACCTGTATCTCTGTCATCAGTTTTAGTATCAGTTGTTGTGTCAGTTGTAGTTGTAGTTACGGATGTCCCACCAGAATCATCTTGACCACTAGGAATATTTGTAGCTAAAGTTTTTTCTCTGGCTTTACCTCCTAATAATCTATCAATAGCTTTATCTTCTTCTTCTGAACCGCCCATGCTTTGTCCGCCCATAGGACTACTACCAATTACTACATTTGCTCCAAAGTTTTGATTTACTGGGTTAGGTGGGCCTACAACGGAGGGTGTACTAGGACTTCCAATAATTTTAAAATCAGATTGACTAGCGTCTGCTCCTCCACCTGCGTAATGTCCGGGTCTGTGTGGCATTATTTTCTCCTTTTCTTTTTCTTCTTTGCTTTTGTTAATGCAATAGCTACAGCTTGTTTTTGTGGGTATCCTTCTTTACGAAGTTTACTTATATTCTTGCTAATAGTTTTATTGCTTTTTCCTTTTTTTAATGGCACTCTTTTTATCCTTCATTAAATCTTTGACAATGAAGGCCATTGTGGTTTTGTCCAATGGCCTTTTGATGTCTTTTTTTTGTTGGAGTTTCAATCTCCTGCCAGAAGAAATACGAGATGGTTCTCTCTGCATTACTTCTTTTTAGCTTTTTTCTTAGCTCTTTTTTTCATAGTTTTCTTTTTGCCTTTTTTGGCCATTCCACCACCACGCATAGATTTAGTCATTGCCATACCGCCTCCACGCATATTCATCATATCTTTTCCTCTTTTTTTCATTCCAACCATTTTAAATTTCTCCTATAAGATTGTCTTTTTATTACAGTGTCTTGGTAATATTCTTTATTCCAATTTTTGTAATATCCTTTTTTATGAAGGTGACCCGATGCCTCCTCCAACTCTTTAAAAGGCTGTATGAGAACCATAAAAAATTCATTCTCTGGTTCATACCCGCCTTCTAAAAACTCTACTTCCTCCTCACCATCATCATCTGGATGAAACGGCATAAGATAAACATCATCCATAACAAAGGTGTGATTTAAAGCTGTTATGTAATTTGACAAATCACCAACAGTAATTTCCATATCACTACAAGCTACAATAATTAATTTTTTATTTTTGTCTTTTATTGTTCTAGCTTGCTTTACAACTTCTAATAAATAATCTTTAGAATCTTTTACTTCAATAATTTCTACTTGATTTTTTAGTCTGGCTTGTTTTGCGTATGGACAAATAGGCCATTCATCAAGTTTGTCACTTTTCTTTTCTACAAAATTTATAGACCAATCTAATATATCTTCACTTATTGTTTTTGGCATCTATGACTTTTTGTAAATCGTCTTCATGCACCACAATCCAGAAACCTTTTCTGTTCTTTTGGCACAATGTAATAACAGGTGTTTTGTTTTCTGCATCTGCAAGTTTCTTTGTGTCATCCCACAAAGATATTACAGCATGTTTTTTCTTTTCAACCTTTGTTAATTTTACATTGTCCATCAATGTACTGTAGCATTAATATTGTCTTCATCCAATGCAGAAAATGTTTTTCTTGTAGATAATGGCATTACATTCCATGTTACTATGTCACCATCTATATTATCTTCTAACAAATCTATTATAGCTTTACATTTATTGTAAGGCTCATTGTCTAAAATAACAAAGGTTATTAGTTGTAATGGTATATCTAATTCTTTAGTTCCGTAAATAATGTCTAAAGTTACAGTGTCTTTTTTCATTTTTTCTTAATCAAATTCATTGCACCTGCACCGGCCTTGATGCCAAAGCTCGCTGAGATCGCAATGTACAACAAGTTATGATAATATGTCGGTAGGTCTTGGAGAGCAATAAACCCACGATGCACATGCTCTTGTAAAGGCGTGAATACTAAAACTGCCGGAAGTAGAAGGACAATTAAACTTACCTCATCTTTCCAAGAACCTTTCATTTGGTCTACAGCACTTTGTTCCCATGCAACTTTACCTGCAATCTGATCTTCTTTTAATTTCTGTTGAGCCTTAATGGTAGTGACGGCTAACTCTGCTTTTGCTTTTTTAGTTTCTGCAAAAGATTTTACGCCATCCGCCACCACACCTAGTAACGGCTTTGCTAATAATTGCCAAACCATTAAAATATATTCCCTAATATAATTAATGCTAAAATAGCACCAACTGCTACTATCATTATCTTTTGTCTTTTAGAACTTTCGTTCCAAATAGCTTTAATTTTTTCCATTTTTCTTTCCTTCGTCTTTCGTAATAGTTCCGTAACACATATTGTTTCCTATTTTACATCGTTAAAAAAAAGATGACCACCATGGTCAAGTACAGGTTCTTTACCTTCCGCCCACTTTGGTGGACTTTTCATAGACTTAGCATAATAATGTGTAGATCCAGATGTAGGATCTTCATACATGCCACTTACTACACCATAAGCTATGTCTAGAAACTCAGTTAAATCCTCTAGTTTTAAATTTTTTATCTTTTCTAAGTTTGGATCGTTCTCATTCCAACAACTAAATTGCCATTTTTTTAAACAAACATCTTTAATAGTTTTACCCATCCAACCCTGTTTATTTTTTCTGTTAAGAATTACAGAAGCTACAGCTATTCTGCCTTCCTTGTCTTCTCCTCTGGCCTCACCCCAAACAGTTTTAGCCATATACTCTATATTTTCAGTCACTTCTGTTTTCATCTTTTACTCTTTCTATCAATAGATCTAAATACCATTTAGCCTTCTCTAAAGATTGATGGCTTGGCTCTTTTGTTATGTGTTCAAATCTACAAAGATATTTAATTATGTTACCTTTGAGATAACCATAGAATTGTTTTGTTGTTAAAGAATCTTCTATAATTTTAATGACTTCTTTTTTGCCATTATTATAATGCACAGGATGATGTACAGGATCAGACATGAACTATACCATCCCATCTACCACCTTTTTTCAATACCATTGGTACTAATTGTGGTATTCCGTTTGTTATAACTGCACAACTAATTACAGGTCTTTTAACAATAACTCTGCTATATTTAAAAGCTAAGTTTTCTTTGTCTATCATGCAACCAACATTCATTGCCCACATTAATTTTTCTGGACTACTTGTATAATGTATACAGCTTTTAGTATGATAATGACCTTGCACTACATTCATAGATACAGCCGCACATACTTGTAAAACATTAGATGATTGCTGATGAACAAAATAAATCTTTTGTCCGTTACTTGCTTCTAATACAAGAGAGTCATGCCATGTCCACTTGTTAGATACACCTAACATTTCGTGATATGGTTTTAGTAACTCTACAGGTATCTTAGCAGTATTAGCTTTTCTAAATGCCATGCTTCCATGATTAGACTCTAATAAAAACATTTTAGGAAAAAGTTTTTCTAACTCTTTCATTATCTTTTTACCTCTAGCTAATTCTTTAGAGGGTGAGTCTAATTGTGTAGATGGCTCATGATAACTAGAAGAACTAAAGTCTAGCTCATCTCCAATGTTTACAACGCAATCTGGCTTGTATTCTTTATTAACTTTCTTGATAAACTCCAACGCATCTGGGTGACAATACGGGGCGTGAAGGTCAGAGATAACAAAAATTCTTTTGTATCTCATATCAATCCTTTTGTTGAATATTAAGGTAACTTATTAAAACATGCAAGAATTATTTAAAAAAATCTTTAAAACCCATGATTGTAAGACTGACTATTCCTGTAACCACCATCCCCCAAATAACCATTCTTATACGAAAACTAACCTTTTCATGCAAAACTCTTTGGTTTCTAAGGTAAATAAAATCTCTTTGTGCCTCATGCACATCATCTGGATTTAGGCCAAATTTTTCTAAAACTTGTTCTACTGTGTCTTCTACTACTTTTTCGACTTCATGTTTTTCCATATTAGTTTCCTACATATTTTGACACATCAATATTATAGAACTCTTCTAACGCTTGTATTTGTTCTACTATTTCTGGTCTTGTGTTTTTAGATGATGTTTTAAGTTCTTTATCTACTTTACCTAAGAAAGCATCTCTAATCATTCTTCTTACACCATCTTTATTAATATCAAGACCATCTGCTATAGCCTCTTCAATAATTTTAGTAAGCTCTATTCTTAATCTTGGTAAGTCTGTGCCAAACTTTGTAACAGCTAAATTTATATCTGTTCTAAATAATTCTAAACTATTGTTTCTGTTTTCTTTTTGTTTTCTAACATTTTCAGATATGTCTTTTAATTGTGATATTTTAGTAGGCATAAAACCAAATGTCATTCTAAATACATCTGACATATTTACTTCATAATCTAAGCTACTGTTTCTATATGGATTTACATATTTAGGTTTTTGATTTCCATTTAATGTTTCTGTCATAGCATTTGTAAATACCTCTGGATCAGAAAATATTGTGCTAAGAGGCATGCCACCTGCTGTAGCTTCTACACTTTTCAATACTTTAAATGCAGGAGATAAATTTACAAGATGATCAACAACAGTAGCACCTTCTTGTTTTAACGCATCAAATTGTAGGATTGTGCTTGCAAAAGGCCCATAAAAATCTCTTATCTCGTTAGGTAAAAATCTGTCACCAAAACCAACTCTGTTTACTAGGTCAACACCAAAGCCACCGCCATCTGGATGTACGACAGCAGGAAAACCTCTTGTAATAAATTGACCTACCATGCCATTCAAATCACCTTTAGCTGATTCATTTATTGCCCACTTAGTTAATTCTTCTTCACTATCGTAACCAAATAAACCTTTAATAACTGCATTAATTAATGCATATGCAGGATGACCAAGTGCACCTGCTAACATAAATGTTGCCGCCATAAATCTTGGTATTTCTGCACCTCTAAGTCCAGTAATAAATACTATCTCTTGTATTAACCAGTTCTTAAATTGTAAAGGCACACGCAAAAATACATTACGAAGAACCTCTGGTTTAGCCGCATTGTCATAACTAAACTGTTGTTGTCTTACAGAGAACTGTCCTTGTTTAATTTGTTGTGCTAAATTTTTACCTTGTTTTTCAGCTTTAGTCATACCTGCAAAAAACGATGTTGCTCTGTTGATTGTTTCTGCACTTTGAAACCACATCATAGATATTTGACCAAGTTTAGATTGTTCTTCAAATATATCTGGTGCTCTATCGCTATAAAAGTAAGATGACTTAACTTCAACCTTATCAGCTAATAATTTAGCATCCATAGCGGCTTTTACTTTAGCTTCACTAAAATCTTTTCTGTTTTTAATAATATTTTCGTAATCGTTTCTAGCTAATCTATACAAAGCAGATAAAGCTCTACGCATACCTGCGGCTGTATTTACTGCTCCTTCTTTAGAATAAGTATTTAAACCTATTTGTGATAAGTTTACTATGGCACTTGACAAGTTAAAGAAAGCACCTAATTTAAAATGTGCTGATAGGGATAGCATATCGCCTGTAACTGCACGGGATTTTCTTGTGGTTCTTCCAACAGATCTACCAATTAAAATTCCTGTTGTTCCAAGTAATACTAAAGGCACTGTGGCAACACCCGCAACACCCGCACTTATTGCCCCTATCCCTGCCGCATAATAAATCTTTTTGTTAGAAACAACTGATTTTTCAAATTGATTCAATAAACCATCAATCAAGGTTTCAAATTGTTGTGGTCTATTGTTTAAATCATTCCAATATTTTTCTAACCAATCTGCAATAGGTCTAGCTTCTGGTGAAACCTCACTAGGTTCACCCCAACCTTTTCTTTCCATTAAATTTACATAATCATATTTTAATTCATCCATGTAAACATACTTAGCAACAGAGCCAGAAAATACTCTAAATACTTTATCTAAGTTTTTATCATAACCTGCAACTCCTCTTCTTTTAAGAGAAAACTCTGGAATAACTCTTCTACCTTTTCTTCTTATTACTTGTTGAACAGTTCCTACTAATTCTTCAGCAGTATATTTTTCAGATAAACCATTAACTACCCCATTCATAACAGATCTGTATTCTTGATCATTTAATACTGTAGGATCATTTGCATAAACACGCATGTCATTAACAGGTTCTATAACTATCTCTGCATCTGGATTAGCTTTTACATATTCTTGTGCACCTTTGATTGCATCTTCTTTACTTCTATAAAACAAAGTATTTTTGCTAGACTCTTGTGCACTTTGTATCTCTTCTATTTCTTTTTCAGTTCTACCTTGTGCCCTTAAACCCTCTATAACTTCTGGTGTTAATCCCGGAGTAATTAAATTTTCATAAACTTCTTGTCCGTTTTCATCTAAACCTGCGTATATTTTAAGTTTAAATGCACCAAAAAATTTATGCGGTATATAGCCAACTCTTCTTCTTACAGAACTATCTTGTAGTTTGTTTTCTTCTTGATAGAATTGTTCAAATGCTTTTAAGAATTTATTTTTAGTGCCAACAGTTTTATCAGCTAATTGTAAAGATATTATTTGACTATCTATTTTATTTAATTCAAATAAATTAGTTTGAGGATTACCAACTCCAGTTCTTATTTTACGCATTAAATTAGATCTTTGTACCATTAATCTTTTTAAATCTGTCAGACTATCTGGTGCAACAAGTGCTTGTAATCTATTTCTAATTAATGCTTGTGCAGATCTAGTATTAGATAACATAAATCTTCTATGATTATCTATGTATCTACCTATTGTATCAAATAGTTTTCTAAACTCTTGGTACATGTTTATTTCACTATCAGTGAATGTTACGTTAGATACTTTGTTTATTTCTGATTGACTAAAACCTTGATCTTTTAATTCTTGTACCTCTTTAGGTGTAAGTTTAAAACCTTGTTTCAACTCTTCATTTGTAAATGTTCTTTGTGCACCATCTCCTACAAATAACAAATCTGTTACCTTGCCAAAGTTAGCGTCTTTATATTTCTTTCTAATTTTTTTATATCTATCTAAAAAAGTTTTAGATCTTACTCTTATTTTAGTTTGATAATCTATTGCTTTTTCTACTAAGTTTATAATACCAGAATCTTTAAAAGCTCTTTTTGCTAAAGTATATGTAGGTAGAATATGTTTTAATACTTTTATAGAAGCAGATGGTAAAGTTTGATTGCTAATGTCATTTTTCACTTTAGGTGATAAAGTAATGTTATCTAAAGCTTCTTGATTTTTACTTATATGTGGTTCTTGTCTTTTATTTATTTTTGGATTTTGTCTTCTTTTAAATACACTCAATAACTGTGTAATTGTATTTCTTTGTCTTTTTCTTGTTTTATCTATATTTCTTTCATCTCGTTTTATAGATCTATAAACTTCCTCTGGTGGTGTTCTAAATGCACCAACACTGTCTCTAGTATTATTAGGATCTTTACGACTTTGTTCAGCAACATCTTCTTTTGCTTGTATAGCAATGTCTTGATCAGTAGTTTCAAAAGAAAAGTTTTGATCCATTATACTAGATATTGCATATTTAGCAGGCTGTATATTATCGCCATCTTGTATAGGTAATTTTCCTATAACTTTATCTTTGCCAAAAGGTTTAAAGTTTGGCATAAAATCTTTGTAATCTGGATTTTGTGATATAACTTGTAATAAATTTTTATCTAAAATAAATGTTACATCTTCACCTATTTTCTTTAATACAATATCACCTTTAAATGTTTTAACTTCTGCTTGACTAGGAGCAAGAACAAAGAATTGAAATACCTCATCAGCGTTTTTAAATCTTTCTGGTATATTAGATCTTGCCTTATCCATTTTAAAGTTTTTAGGCATAATGATAACTTGTTGTATTTCACCATTATCTCTTTGTAACTTAGCAAAAGATCCACCTTGCAACAAACTTGCACCTGTAACTAAATTACCTGTTACAATAAATCTTTTTTCTTGTAGTTCTAAATTACCTTCTTTAAACATATCAAGGATTTTAGTGCCTCTATCCGTAGTTGTTGAAACTATTAAAGAATTATTTTTATCTATAGCACCATTGTTTTTAATAAATCTTGCATATGATAGTGTCATTACTTGTGCATCACCATCAGCTAAAGCTATTTTAATTTTAAAACTACCAAGGTTACTGGCAGATTTACCACCTACATGTTCTTTATCTAATATAATACCATGAGCTACAGTAGAATCTTCATCTTTACCTAATCTTATTCTAACTGAATCACCTATTTTAAATCTGTCGAATTGTGCAAAAGACATTCTTACTGCATTAATTCTATCTTTTTCTGCTTGTAATTTATCTTCTTCTAATCTTGTTTCTGCATCTACTAATGCTTG